TAATACAGAACCAGTGCCGACAGATTGAGTGTTCAACTTTACGTTAGTTGAACTAGCGGTAATAGTGAATCGCTCATAGTTAGAAGCGTCAGTGTACGTATTATATACACTCAATGATTGAGCATTCGTACTATTGCGTTGAGCTAATTGATTATCACCGTCCTGATAAATTCTAGTATTTTCGCCGATGCTAAAGTAACCAGCTGGCTGGACTTGAACTTCTCCGGTAGATAATAAGACCGTAAATCCAGTAGAGTTAAAAACACTATGGTTTGCATTAGATCTACGTATTGTGGGTTCCGTATTATTAAATGAAATGCCAGAACCAGCAGCCAATCCCGTAGGAGAAGTAATAGCAAGTGTAGATATTGAGTTATCGCCCACTACTATTGTGCCATTAGGTTTAACGCTCATTTTACTTGAACTATCAACACGTAGGTCGAGAAGATCAGAGCCAGCACCGGATGCAGTATTAGTTATATCGAGTTTGATACCATCAAAATCTGTAGCACCATTATTCCAGGTTGCGGTAAGATTAGAAACATCAAATGAAATGGCAGAAACTGCAGTGTCAACAAAAGCAGTCGTAGCAACTTTCGTACTATTATCACCGGTTGTTGGAGTGGCAGCAGTTACAATACCATCGACATCAACCGTAAACTTTTCAACACCACCAATTTGAAGATTCAATAACTTGGAACCAGAGGCAGATGCTGTATTCGTAACATTCATTTTAATGGCATCAAATACGCTTGAGCCATTATTCCATGTGTCTGTTAGGTTATAGATATAAGTTTCTGACATTGATTGTTTCTCTTATCGGATTATAGTCTATTTATATTATGTTGTAATCACAATGCGTGCTGGTCTCTGTTTTTGTGTTATTCTAGAGCTAGCTCCGATTGGATTGAAGTCTGAGATTGGATTATCATGGAATGAATTAATGGCATACGTACTCTTAAGCAAATTGATATTGACGTCTTCGAAAGAATACGTTTGAAATGTAGATGCAGTTTGTACGTAATGAATAATTTTCTGAATAGTCTGAATCGAGGCACCCATAGCATGAGCAGCAGAAGATAGAATCAATACACTTGCATCTACTATTTGGAAGCCAGGAACTATTGTAGGTGACCGAGTTAAATATGGGAATTGAGCTAAGGAAGAAATTTCAACTTCGCCGAATACATTCCACCCGGCTGGATGAGCAACCTTTTGAAACGTATCTCCCCAGTCAACGGATGATACACCCGACTTAATAAGATACGAGTATATTTGATAATAGTAATCGTCTTGAATTACCATTGTCGTTTCGTCAATATGGCTATTCACGTTATTGTATCGTGATTCCGCCGTATTATAATCGCCGCCATCGACAATAAGCATATTATCTTTTGGATAACTGATTTCTGAATCGCTATTAAGAAAGACTCGAAAGTACATTTCAATCGCAGCACGTGTACCCTTTGACTTATACCAATACTCAAAGATACGAATCGCAAGAGAGTCATCAACCGAAGATAGATCAGGAAATCCTAAACCATATTCGTTATCTTTCATAATTTCTGCGTATTCTTCTTCGGTAATATCAATATTACGTATATCGCGAAGCTTAGCAATAAGATCACCAAAACCTTCAGTGTCCTGAATATACTCAATATACTTTTCTAGAAACTGTACAAACTTTGGATATTCAGATTGATAAAAGCTTGGTATCGCAGAAGCCGCTGTGGCCAGCTCTACCTTCGTGGTACCCGGCTTTTGATCGCGAATGATTAGATTACGTTTATCGGTCATACGGTATCTTTTGTAGCAGTTACAGAAATATTGTCTTCATCAAATCGAAGAAGAATGTTTTTATCTGGGTTAATCGTATTCTGATTCGATGGAACGACCGAAACTCGAATACCATTTATCGAATCACTAATCGATGATGGAGAGAACGGAATGATTGAAACTATATTTGTTATAAAGTCAATAGATCCTGCGTCATCAACTACAATAATATCTCCGGCTACGCCTTTACGATATATTTCAAGCTGAGCCGTGCCTGTCTTATTTCTTAAGTTACACGTATAAGCAACGTTATCGACAGTATATTCAAATTCATCAGATGATAGAATATAGTCTTGCGTAGATGGAGCAGCAATAGCCTCTGTGAATTCTAAGTCATATCTTGCGGCAGTATTTAAAATTGGAATGAATCGCTTTTGCAATTTAACCGAAGCAGAAGACGAAAGAATGGCTACATTCGATCTGTCAATTGCGGTCGTAAGAGAAGACAATCTAAACGGTGACTGAAACCCAAGAAGGTTCGTAGTACCAAATAAAGTAATTTCATTTTTAACGGCGGTGTCAAGTTGCTGTTCTGTCAGTGTTGTCTTTGAATCATCGTAGAATATATTAGCCGAAATTTCAAGATACTGAATCGTAGGATCAATAAGCTCTGGCGTAATTGATAAGATAACACGATCGTTTAGAGTATTTTCAAGTAGCTGAGATTTCTGTGCAGCATTCAAGGCATCAGCGCCGATTGGCTTAATCGCAATATAAACCTTACCATACTCTGGAGGGTTTGCTCTCTGACCACCATATACATTAATTGATTCTATATAAGTAACTGCGTTTTGAATTAATGCAACGAAATCACTTTCGGTTACGGCTCTATCCTGAGAAGCAAAACCCTTTGGTGCGTTAAATCGAATCGATTCAATTGATTCTCTTTCTGCTCCACCGTATGCAGATGTTACTGTTGCTGCACTTAAACTTAAACTGTCTAACGTTGTACTTGTTCCAAAGATAGAAGCACCGTTTGATGCATTTGCGGTTGAGCTTAAGTATGTTACTTCAATAATTGAACCTTCGGCCGGAACTTTACCAATCTTACCATCGCCAAATGTAATCTCGTAAAAACCATTCGCAGATTCGTTTAAGAAGTATATCTCTTGGTCTAATGCAAAGTCCTCGACTTTCTTAGCCAATCGATATGATGTGATAGCATTTGACCGTAGTCCATCGCGAACGACAATATTAATTGAGTCTGTGTAAACATTCTTATCAGGAATTACATAGATAGGATTATCATTCACGTCGGCATCGACAATAAACCGTTTTTTAATTAAGTTACCTTCATAGACATCGATGTCTTCAAAGATAAAGTTAGCGGCTTGATCCGTTTTATATTCGTCTAATGTGTAGAAAGAAAACGTAGTGCCATCTGTTGTAGTTGTAAATCTCGTGTACTTCGGAAGTGTATATGATGCTATTCCACTTGCACCGATCACAGTAACATCTAATACGGCTCGAGCAGAGTTGCGAGAACCAGGTAGATAGTTGAGGCTTTTGGCATGAGATACTACAGATCCACGCAATTGGGCTGTATCAAGAAAAGCTTCATTCAAAGAGAAGTTAGCCGTTAATGCCTTCATATGTGTGTCATATGCTAAGACATCTAGAATGGACGAAAGACCAGAGCCTTCAAAATTATAGTCATTAAACTCGCCTGAATCCTTAAAGTAGGCCTTTAGATTCTGTTTAATTGACGTAAAATCAAGTTGACTTGGTGTAATACGTGTTGCCATTACCGCAATCTTTCTAGACTAATGTTAAGTTCTTGTATCTGTCTTGTTTCTTTTACTCTAAAAACCAAATTGATAATAAGAGTATTATTATCGCCTGAGATATTTATACTCATTACTTCGGCTCTTGACTCATTATTTGCAATAGCATTCTGTATTTGTGTCTTTGCTTCTTGAACCGTAAATGGAGTCAGGTTCTCAAATAAAAGATTACGAAGATCTGAACCATAAAATATGTTAAATGGCTTCTCATAAAAGTTAGACATAACAATATTACGAACTGACTGCTTAACAGCGGCAGCATCTTTTACTTTATATATGTTGCCGGTATTTGGATTTGCCTCAAATAACATATTAATATCACTATAATCTCGATTACGAGAAGTGAAGATAGAACCACTATTGAGATTAGCATCATCGCTTGAATATTTTCTAGCCATTTGTATAATCCTCTAGGTTGTTTGAAACGACTTGATGATTCCATTCCGTTTCAACGATTTTACGGTTATTGTCTTTTGCGGATATTAGAAGTGTAGGTTCATTGACACCCTCAGGATCATAGTCAATATAGCTTAAAACGATTTTATCGAATATAAGATTATTCATAGCCCACTGCGCTACGTCAAAGTATTTTGAATTGTCATCACCGGGAAACTGAAGACCAAATGCTAATCCCTGTGCTTTCTCAATAGCAAATGAATCTGGGTCAATCTCTTCATTTTCGTATAGCTCATAGAATCCTTCGGATATCGTAA